CCTCATCCTAATAAGATGAGCCCGTCTATCTGGCCATTCAGAGGTTACTCCTCTCTCGTTTCTTTTGATCTTCACGTGCTTTAACCTTTGAGAAGAAATCTTCTCCAGGAGTTAAAGAACGTCAAGGTATCTGGACACGTTCTGATAAGTCAAAAGGGTCGAAGGGGGAAGGAGATAGGTCAGGTACATTTACCTTTTTAGTAATGTACTTAACAATCTCTTTCATAAACCCTTCTCGATAATAATTAAAATTTATTATCGGCCCATCGAAGATAAATCTTCGAACCGGCGCATCAGAGTTGAATGTATTTATTTCAGATAAATACTTCTCACAGATGAACGAACGGATACCCTCTAGATATGCCAACACCTCATTACGATTAGTAAAAGGTGAACCAACATCTCACATAGTAAGACGTGTGAACGCCCTAGTATATTTCTCAGCATTATCTCAGTGTTGAATAAGAGCTTCATTATGGAGCTCATCATCAATTGATGACAATAAAGAGTTAATATAAACGGGAGTAAGCGAATTAACAAGCTTCATAGAAGATGTTAATCCACTCTCGGTTGGCACAAGTCCAAAAGGTCCTAGTATTGTTCACTTAACAAGTTCGGTTCTCTTTCTCGAAAGAGTAGGAACCTTCTTGAATAAGTCCTCAACACTAGCCTCATCATAGGTAACCCCTTTGCTTATCATATCAACTATAAGGGATACAATCCCTCCAGATGATTTTAAACAAAGTAGTATGTTCTTGGGGCCGAGCGGGGACAGATTATCCTCACCACGAATCAGCTGTTTCGCAAACTCAAAAGAGTCTTTTGAAACAAGTGATTTATGGAGAGAGATCTCTAATCCCAGCTCCTCGGTCATAATAATATGATAGAGTTTGGCCACAAGAGTATTGGCTATAACTATATCATCACCCAATAAGGCGTAATCCGTGAACTGGTGAAAACCAGCTCTGCGGGCCGCCTCTTGGACGATGATATGGTGAGTTAAAGCCAACATACCTCAGGAGCTTAATGCTCCCATGGGTTGACCAATGGAGTACCGTATCCGTACATCTGATTGAACGTATTGCTCTGAAGAGGCATCATGCCTCAACAGTCAATCCCGATCCACCATGATCGAACGCCACAGTGTTCCGAATGGCTCTCCAAATATACAATTGAGAATATCTCTTTGTAGATAGGAAGGCAAGCGGTCTGTGGCAGCTGATAAATCGTACGAGTATATAGTTTCTCCCGCAAACTCTCCCGCAAGCATCTTCTTCTGAAGACGCTCAAGGGGAGCCCTTTGGTCGAAAGTCCCATCCATAGGTAATTTCCGAAGTAATTCGAAAATTCACTCATGGAGAGGACCGAAAACTGATTGAGTAATCAGATCCGCTATAGCAAATACCCGCACCTTACCTGCGGCTTCCTCTTTTAGAGAAAGCCTTCCCAGAGTCAAGGATCTCTTATGAATTGATTCGTCAATTATAAGGTCTAGATTCTCTGGAAAGAACATATCATAAAACTCCTGACCTCCTTCATGAAACTCACAAAAGGACTTTAAGTCTTTAAGTAAAGCTTTATGTTGAAGTCAGGCGGCCACATCTAGGAATAATCCTAGAGTAGCTGTCTTATGATTGGGTCCAGCTGAACCAGAGTAACGTAATTCTATAGAACGTAATTTCTTGGGAACAAATTGCCCAATCTGAAATAATTGTAATATAGAATATTGTAGAGCAGGAAGATGTAAAGATGCTATAGTCCCTTTAAAAGGACTTGTTATAGTATCTAAACTTAACTTCCCTTCTACCTTCATTACT